GCTAGATGGATCACGTTCTATCTACACGGCTTAGGAGATAGACATGAGACTAGTATTAGACGTTGAGAACAGTGTGACTTGGAGGGATGGTAAGATCTTTAACGATCCCTTTGAGCCGACAAACACGCTGACTCAGGTTGGCGTGGTAAATGCTGACAATCACGAAGAGTTACATATTGTAAACTTAGATCATAATGAAGCCAAGGATACGTCAGGAGCAGGACGTGCCTTGGTACAGAGTGTACTTGATATGACAACACTGCTCATCATGCACAATGCTAGGCATGACTTGATGTGGTTGTGGGAGAGTGGCTTCACCTACGATGGCCCTATCTATGACACGATGCTTGCTGAGTATCTACTCCAACGTGGACAGAAGGCTGCGTTATCTTTAGAAGCATGTGCTATACGCCGTAACCTAGCTGAGCAGAAGGAGGATTACCTCTCTACCTGCATCAAGAAAGGTATCAACACCAATGAGACTGATCTCAGTAAGCTTAGCCTTTATCTTAGGGCTGACCTGCTCACAACTAGTGAGTTGTTCCACAGTATCGAAGCAGACTACGCAACCCCAGAGAGTAAGTCCCTACACACCGTCAGAGGAGTTACCTTCGATACCTGTAAGACCCTCACCAGAATGTACATGTCAGGAATCAGGGTGGATCTTGAAGAACTAGAACGGGTACGTGAACAGTTTGAGGATGAACGCTCTGAGCTAGAGACACGACTGCAAAGCAAGGTGCGTGAGCTAATGGGAGATACCCCTATCAACATAGGCTCACCAGAGCAGATGTCACAGGTTGTGTTTAGTGTTCGTATGAATAACAAGAAGGAATGGGCTGACCTATTTGACTACACTAATGACTCGGCGGAATTCCGCTCAGCTGTAAAGTCTAACAGTCATCCTATCTATCGCACCAAGGCATTCACCTGCCCTACGTGTGAGGGTGAAGGCAAGACATACAAGACCAAGAAGGATGGCACTAGGTTTGCTAAGCCTAATAAGTGCAAGGACTGTGATGCTCGTGGCTTTCAACTAACACAGACAGATCAGATTGCTGGCTTGCGTTTCTCTGCACCTAACAAGAAGTGGGTCAGTGCCAATGGGTTCAGCACCAGTAAGGATAAACTGCAGATGTTAATCAGTACAGCAAAGACACACAACAAGCATGAGGCTGTCGCATTCCTGCAAGACTATCTGCGTTTCTCAGCTATAAGTAGCTACCTGTCTACGTTTGTGGATGGCATAGGTATTTACTCAAAGGATGATGGCTTCCTACATGCGACACTTACCCAGAGCGTCACAGCTACAGGACGTTTCAGTGGCAAGGAACCTAACATGCAGAACATGCCACGTGGGGGTACATTCCCTGTTAAGCGTGTGTTTGTATCACGCTGGAAGGGTGGTCAGATATGTGAGGCTGACTTTGCCCAGCTTGAGTTTAGGACTGCTGCATACCTAGCCCAGGATGAGATTGCTATGGAGGAGATCAACACAGGGTTCGATGTTCACAGTTACACAGCCAAGGTTATCACTGATGCGGGTCAGCCTACGACACGGCAACAGGCAAAGGAACACACGTTTGCACCCCTCTTTGGGGCTACAGGTTATGGCAGAAGTAAGGCAGAGGAGGCGTACTACATTCAGTTCATTGATAAGTATAAGGGGATTGCGGCATGGCATAAGAACTTAGGAGAGGAGGCAATGCGCTTCAATAAGATTACCAATGTTTCGGGTAGGCAGTACGCTTTCCCTGACATATCTCGTAGGTCAAACGGGAGTGTAACACACTTCACTATGATCAAGAACTATCCAGTGCAGGGCTTTGCAACAGGTGATGTAGTACCTGTCGTACTCAATGAGATGTACAGGCGTCTTGAACCTATGCAATCCTGTCTGGTGAATACCGTGCATGACTCAACAGTGATTGACATACACCCTGACGAAGTAGATCAGGTGCTAGGTATGGTAAATGATATGAATGAGGGCTTGACTGATCTAGTCGAGTCAGTGTATGGAATAAAAATGAATGTGCCTCTACTATTAGAAGCTAAAATCGGCCCGAACTGGCTTGACACAGTGGATGTTTGAGGTATAACTAGGTACTCTTTGACTCTATTAAAAGGATATAGAAATGAGCAATGAACTACAAATTGCAACAGATCGTGGGCAGTCTATGGCTGAGCTTATGGGTGTGTCTTCCGCACCAGCACAGCAGGCTACACCATCTATTGCACGTGTCGGTATGATCCACCAGCCTATCATGGGTGAGGTTGAGTTCAACGGCAAGACAATCAAGACAGAGATTGTTCCCATAGGTGCATTCACTCTGGTGCAGGGTGAAGACAAGGTATACAGCAATGGTATTACCTTTCGTGTCTTTGCCCAGCGCCAACAGTGGCAGCGTTGGAACAGTGAGACAGAAGAGATGGAGAAGTCTGTCCTGTCTAACTCACTTAATGGTGACATGAAGGACAGCATTGGTGGCTTTAACCTTGGGCGTCCTACAGGGTACATCGAAGACTTCCAGTCACTACCTGAGGCTACCAAACAGATCATGCGTTCAGTCAAGCGTGTTAAGGTATTCTTTGGTACGGTAACACTAGACAACCCTATCAATGACAAGGGCGAACCAGTGACAGGAAACTATACTGATATACCTGTGGTCATGGATGTTAAGAACCGTGAATCACTCAAGAGTATTGATGCTGTACTGAATGGTTTGAACCGTAAGAACCTACTGCCTATCATGTCTACCATTAAACTGTCTGGTGTAGAGGATAGCATTCCTACTGGTGCTAAGTTTGGTAAGATTGAAGCCAAGCTAGGTAGCAGCGTTGATCTGTCAGACAGTGACAATGAGACACTCAAGGACTTCATTGAACTTGTTGAGTACATGAATGGTAAGGTGCTTGATCTACACAATGAGCGTAATGATAAGAGCATGTCAGCAGCTGATGAGGCTGTGGTCAAGGACATCCTTAACAACGACTTCATTGAGGTGGAATAATGAATCACCCCGCTGAGTTAAAAGTCTTCAACTTCTTACAGAAGGCTATGGCTGGCGAGAGTACTATGACAGAGGAGGTGGCTAAACAAGTCGCCTCCGATGTTGAGGCTGCATTGTATAAGCAGTTTGATAGTGGCCCTCGTGATAAGTTTCGCTTACGCATGTCTAACATTGGCAAGCCTAAGTGTCAGCTGTGGTTTGAGAAGAATGACCCTGCAGATAAGACACCCTTTCCTCCAGCGTTCCTGATGAACATGATCCTTGGCGATATTGTTGAGGCTGTGTTCAAGGGAGTACTACGCTCTGCTGGTGTAGAGTTTAAGGACAATGATAGGGTTACACTCAAGTTACCTCACGGTCAGGAGATCAAGGGTGAGTATGACATGGAGATGGATGGGCGCATTGATGATGTTAAGTCTGCCTCCCCTTGGTCATACGATAACAAGTTTGCATCCTTTGAAACTCTTGCACAGGGTGATAGCTTTGGCTACGTGGCACAGCTTGTGGGCTACGCAGAGGGCGCTGGGAAAGATGTAGGTGGCTGGTGGGTAGTCAACAAAGCAAACGGACAGTTCAAGTATGTAGACGCCTCTGAGGGAGTGGACAAGGAAGCAGTACTCGCTGACATCCAAGCTCTCGTAGACTACATAGATAATGATGAACCCTTTGAGCGTTGCTTTGAGCCAGTAGAGGAAACATTCTACCGTAAGAAGACAGGCAACTGGGTACTGCCATCAGGGTGTAAGTTCTGTAGCTTCAAGCATAAGTGTCACACTAACCTGCAGCCACGCCCTAGCATCCCTAGTAAGTCTAAGAACCCACAACTTGTGGACTATACTTACATTGCACCTGAGTATCTTGATGGTTAGGAAACACAACTCACGCTTGTATCGCAGTGGCCTTGAAGTTGAGGCTGCTGCGTACCTCAAGGATAGGCAGAAGATCGTAGCCTATGAAAAGCTAAAGATAGAGTGGGAGGATCTAAAGTATCGCACTTACACACCAGACTTTGAGTTAGACAACGGTATAATAATTGAGATGAAGGGCTTGTTTTCTGCTGCAGATAGACGTAAACATATAGAGATACAGAGGCAGCATCCTACACTAGATATTCGTTTTGTATTTAGTAATGCTAATTCAAGGCTTTACAAGGGAGCCAAGAGTAGGTACTGCGATTGGTGTGATCAGAAGGGCTTCAAGTGGGCGCATCGTGTGATACCTGAGGCTTGGCTCGAAGAGAAGGGCAAGCGAATGAAAGAGCAACGTGTCAAAGTTAAGAGGAGAGAGTAGTGGCTTACGAGATTAAACCTGGTGATGTAGCTATTGTGTTGTCACCTGTTATTGAGGAAGGCGAATGGAACGGTAACATCAAGACAGGTATGGTGTTTGGTTCTGCTGGTTCTGAGGATGGCATGAGGGCTGCTCTTGATGAAGCACTAACTATGTCAGCAGCACAGAAGTTCTTAGAGATGTACCCTGATGCTTGGGAAGACTTCTCTGATATAAGGGCTGACATAATGCAGGAAATGTTCCCTGATGAGTTTCATGAAGCAGAGGTAGAGCTAGAAGAGTTAGAGGAAGTCAATGTAGAGGGTAACGTTTACACGCTAGGCCGCTGGACTACGACAGAGGGCAGTGCATGAAGAAGTTTAGCGTGACGTTTGTTGCTAAGGTACATGATAACAACAACATTCTATCCTCTTACGAGGACAACCATGAGCAGGACATACATGACTTGGTTACAGATATTATCTACGACATAGATGATGTAGAGATAGAGAACTTAAACGTGAGAGAGAGACAATGATTACACAGGAAGACATAGATGCCTTTGCAGATATGATGGATGTAAGCCCACAGCACTATTCATATTGGGTAGAGGGTAAGATCATAACAGAGGGTGAGACACGCTTAGTGGAGAACACACTGGGCCTTGTAGGTGAAGCTGGTGAGGTAGCTGAGAAGATCAAGAAGCTAATGCGTGACAACACTAAGGTCTCACCAGATGACATTATCAAGGAGCTAGGTGACGTTGTATTCTACGCTACTGCCTTGGCTAATTACTTTAACAGTGACCTCACAGAGGTACTGCAGACTAACATGGACAAACTAAATAACCGTGCTAAGCGTGGTGTTATTAAAGGATCAGGAGACAATAGATGAGCAATCAATTACCAACAGACTACCAAGCATTCATTCACAAGTCACGTTACGCCAAGTACTTTGATGGCAAGGGCCGTGAGTCATGGAGTGAAACAGTAGGACGTTACATGGATAACGTAGTACGTAAGGCATTGGGTGGCGTAGACAACAGCTACATCAAGGATATTGAACAGGCTATCATAGGCCAAGAGATCATGCCATCAATGAGAGCTATGATGACAGCTGGCCCAGCGCTTGATCGTGACAACACAGCAGGGTACAACTGTAGCTACCTACCCGTAGATGACCCTAAGTCCTTCGATGAGGCTATGTACATTCTCCTCTGCGGTACTGGTGTCGGGTTCTCCGTTGAGCGCCAGTTCATCAGCAAGCTCCCAGAGGTGCCTGAGTTGTTCCAGAGTGAGTCTATCGTTGTCGTTAAGGACAGTAAGGAAGGCTGGGCT